GAATCAATTTGGAGAGGTACTGCAGCAACTAACGGACAATTCCAAGGTATCTATACCGCATTGTCTTCTTCAGTTGTAGCAGGTGGAGCAACTGCTCCTGTAACATCTTCTGTTTCAGGTTCTATCACTTCTGCAAACGTATTAACTGCGTTAAATGCATTAGTAGATGCAATCCCTGCAACTGTATATGGTAAAGAAGATGTAATGATTTATGTACCAACTAACGTTGTAAAGGCGTACCAACAAGCGCTTTCCGGCGGAACTGCAGGTGCAAATGGTTGGAACAATCAAATGAACGTAGGTGAGAAGCCGTTAAACTTCCAAGGAATTGAATTAGCATTCTGTCCTGGTCTTGGAGCTTCAGCTATGGTAGCAGCACAAAAATCTAACTTGTATTTCGGTACAGGTTTATTGAGTGACCATAACGAAGTAAGAGTATTAGACATGGCTAATTTAGATGGTTCTCAAAACTACAGAATCATTATGAGATACACAGCTGGTACACAATATGGTATCGGTTCTGACATCGCAATCCATAAGAACTATTAATATATTGAATGAATAATGAGAGGGTGAAATTCCCTCTCTCATTCAAACGTATTAAAAACAAAAAAACAAAATTAACTTAAAAAACTAAAAGATATGCCTTGTAATTTATCAGCAGGTAGACAAGAACCTTGTAAAGATTCAGTAGGTGGTATAGCAGCAGTTTATTTCTGCAACTATACAAGTTCTTTCGGCACTTCATCTCAAGCAGATGCAGATGCATTGATTGAATCACTTCCTTCTGGCTTAACAGTGTATGAGTATGACCTTAAAGGAAATTCTAGCTATACTGAAACAGTTAATTCATCAAGAGATAATGGTACTACTTTCTTCTCACAAGAATTAGTATTAAATCTTAAAAAATTAACTAATGAGATGACAACTCAGTTGAAACTTATGAGTTACGGCCGTCCTCAAATCTTTATCCACACAATGGCGGGTGATACCCTATTGGTAGGACAAAGAGAAGGTGCGGATGTAACAGGCGGTACTATTCAGACTGGTGCAGCATTGGGTGACCTTTATGGTTATTCAGTAACTTTCACCGGACAAGAACAATTCCCAGCTCCATTTGTATCTGGTTCTACTTACGGAAACCCATTCGGTGCCGTAACTAATCCTCCAACTATTGTAAAAGGTTCAAATCCTTAATCGTATAGAAAAGAAATAATTAAAGGGGTAGCACAGAGTGTTATCCCTTTTTTATGTCAATTACTATAAACGTAATCAAAATTGTTAAATAATAAACTAAAGACGAGATAATGCTTACATACTACTCATCAAGTAACAACGTATGGACATTCAGAGTACAACCTACTGGAAGTTCAAACCTTACTATGTATTTGCAAGATATGACAACATTGGTAGATACATCAGCATCTATATCAAGTTATAAATACAATGCATACGAAAGTGAATTATCATTTACAGGTTCTATCATTCCTACATTAGTAAGTGCTAGTGTTGGTACACAATATAGAGCTTACATAAATGATACTACTTGCTCAATATGGCATGGAAGTATAAGCGTATTTACATCTCAATCTGTGGACAAAGCAAACTATGTAAATCAAATTCCATTAGAAGATGTTTATGTAAGTAATGTGACAGATAATGAATATATAATTTTAGACTAATATGAAATTAAATCAAAACTTTTCGGTTGTAACTATGGCACAACAAGAAATACCAGTTATTACTGAAGATACGAAAACACGTTATCAATGGGTACCTGTTGGTATTATTGGACCTGATGACTTCTTTCAGAACGTAACTGATGCGTACAACAACTCTACAACCAATGCAGCGTGTGTGGAAGGTATTGCAGACCTTATCTATGGTAAAGGTATATACACAAAGAATAAAGCTTTTGAAGAAACATTAGGTAAAATACTACCACAAGAAGAATTAAAAAGAGTTGCATTTGATTTAAAATTATATGGTAATGCTGCTTTCCAAGTTTATTGGAACGATGAACATACTAAAATTATAAAGATGTATCACTCTCCAGTACAAAACTTTAGAGCAGAGAAATTGTATGACAAACCGAAAATTGAAAACTTCTATTACTGCACAGATTGGAGTGACCATAAAGCACAAAGATACAAGAAGAAAATACCTGCGTACGGTACTTCAAAGGATAAAATGGAAATCCTTTGGATTAAAAACTATTCGCCAGGCAAATACTACTATGCATTGCCTGATTGGATTCCTGCTTTACAATTATCTTTTGTAGAAGCTGAGTTATCTAACTTACACTTAAACAACATTGAGAATGGTTTCTTACCTTTGGTGATGTTGAATATGAACAATGGTATTCCAGCACCGGAAGAAAGAGATACAATTGAAGATTTAGTAGAAGCTAAATTTACAGGCACTAGAAATGCTGGTAGATTTATGATTTCATTTAATGATGATCCTGAAAGAAAACCAACTATTGAAACTATTCAAACTGATAATCTGCATGATAAAACAAAGTATGTTGCAGAATACGCACAAGATAGAATCCTAGTTGCACATAGAGTAACATCTCCATTATTATTCGGTATTAGAACTGTATCTAATGGTTTTAGTTCACAATCAGAGGAAATGAAAACAGCTTACTCAATTCTTCAAACAATGACGATTACTCCATTCCAAAACTTAATCATTAACTTCTTAGCTGAAGCGTTTGATAAAGGTGGATATGAAAATACTGAATTATACTTTGAACAATTAACACCATTAGTAATTCTTTCACAAACTGCAGAAGAAACTGGTCAAACAACTGAACAGGTGCAAGAAGATATCAATGAACAGGCTGAAAATCCTGCTGAGATTGAAGATAATCCATCAGCAATAGATGAGAATATTGAAACTGAAAACTTCGCAGATTATAGTAGAAGTAATCCTAATTTCTCTAAAAACTTTGTAACATATAAATCATAAACTGATATGGCATACGCTTTATTCATAACAAGAAACGATATAATCAAAAATACTCCACTTCAAGGTTCTATTGATGCGGATAGATTATTAAGCTTTGTAAGAACTGCACAGGACAAATATCTCCTAAATCTTTTGGGAACTGTTCTATTTGATTACTTACAAGCACAAATAATTGCAGGTACATTCTCACAAAGAGATGTGTATTATCAAGACCTAATGAACGAACACATCAAACCAACATTAATTTGGTATGCTGTGGTTGAATATCTCCCTTTTAGCGGGGTGCAATTCAAAAGTGAAGGTGCAGTGAAGCATGAAACTGAAACCGCAAAATCGGTAAGCAAAAACGAAGTAGATTATCTTTTACAAAAATCTATGAACAATGCTGATTACTACGCAACAAGACTGCAAAACTATTTAATATCATATTCTAACCAAATACCACAATACTACGAATCAGTAGGTAATCAAACTCAAATCTATCCTGATATGGGTAATGCGTATTTTGGTGGATTAAATTTATAATAATATGGCAACAATAGTAAATAATATTGGTACTAATTACGTTCTATACTATAATGTAATTAACTACTTCAAAACAATAATGAAGAATCATCCAAGCATTCAAAGAGTGTCTTATGGTGATAATTTTGGTTTAGATAGTGATGAATTTCCACAATATCCATTGGGTAATGTGTTGATAACAAATGCTAGATTCGTTGATAAGATAGTTAATTATACAGTCCAACTTACTATTGCCGATAAAGTTAAGTTAAAGAATAACGAAAGTATTGGTAGAACAAACTATGAAGAAGTGCCGTTTTTCGGAAGTGATGATACGGTAGATATTCACGCCAATACACTTTCAATACTAAATGATTTAATTTCATTTACACAAAGAGGTACTGAAGCATTTGATATTGTAACTACTATGAATGCTGTACCATTTAAGAACGAATTTCCAAATGCTTTAGCAGGTTGGGTTTGTACATTTGATTTAGAAGTATTCAATCAGCAAGACATTTGTTTATATCCGAACTTATTGGGAACTCCACTAGATATCAAAGGTGTACAAACTGATTGTTAATTATGGCATTTACATTTCCAGGTGTTGAAGATATTGCAAACTCATATAGAACATTAGCCCAACTATATATTATAGATGGGTATCCTAGTTGGGGTCAGGCTAAAAGTAATACTAGAAATGCTCCATACAAAACTGGTAATCTTTACAACTCAATAGGTTCTTACAATACTGCCGCTAAAATGGCAACCGTAAGAGAATCAAAAGCTGCAAGTTTAGGTAAGGATAAAGTTGAATTACCATCAATCACCCTATCTCTAAATTACGCACCACCACAAGCACAATATGGTAGATATGTACATCAGGGTACTGGTACAAACTCTCAAATAGGTCCAAGACCATTCGCACAATTGGCTGCAAACGATAGTAGATTTAAATTAGCGGTTGATAAAGCGATTGCAGGTAATGGTGGACCGATAGAAAAATACCTAGAAGCAGTAACTAAAAAGTTAGAAAAGGCGTTTGCAAAATACGGACAAATATAGTATCCGATATATTTTCTTTCTAAAAGGTTAAATTAATAAAAGATTTTAGATGGCTTTATCATACAATCAATATCCAGCTACGTGTTCTTTGGTTCAATCTCCAACGGTATTTACGTTGAAGGAGAGTGGAGAAGTGTACACATCAGCCTCATTTCAATACTATTTAGATTTATACTATTGGGATGGAACACCTAATAATTCAGGTTCATTATCAAATTACACATTAGTAAAATATCCAAATGCTTCTAATGTTGGTATTTTTGATGTTGGTAGAATTCTTAACTCTACATTAACTGCATCGGTAGAAGGTAATCCTTCAAATATAAAATATTTTAAAGTTGATGGATATTATAGATACCAATCAAGTTCTGTTTTTATAACATCTTCACATTTAGAAAGTGGTGTATATAAAGCATTAGATGGATATGCGATATTTGATGAACCAATAGGACAGGCAATAACATCTAAATCTATTCACTGGCCATTAATGACAGATGGACCGGCATCACAATCAGTATTAGCAGAAGACTTAGGATTTGGTGGAGTGTATGTTGGAACAACAGGTGGAACTCAACCTAACCGATTAGTTTATTCAGGTTCATTAGGAAACGCTGTATTCACATTAAGTGGTAGTGTATCATCTTCACAACAAGTTCAACAATACCCTCTAGCACCTCAAGCGAACGGTTTCCCGATAAGTACAAATTCGGAGTGGTATTCTATCCAACCATTCAACAATACTACCGCATTGGGTACGCCAGTGTACTATGAGGTGGTTTGTAAACAAAAGTATCCAAACATTAGAATAAAATGGAAGAATAGATACGGACAATTTGATTTCTTCTCATTCTATATGGTGAATCGTCAATCATTCCAAACAACAAAGAGAAGTTATCAGCCGCAATTAGGAACGTGGACAGGTACATCTCTTTCTTACACACAATACGATAGTTCAAACTTAAATTATATTGTAGATTCTAAACAATCAATTCAGGTAAATACTGATTGGGTTGATGAATCTTATAATGAAATATTCAAACAATTGTTAGTTTCAGAAGAAATTTATTGGGTTAAATCTGCTACTGACCTGTTACCTCTTACAATCAATACTGATAATGTAACGTTTAAGACTGGTGTTGTAGATAAGGTTATCCAATACGGATTTGATTTTGATTTTGGACAGGGTTATAAACTTATATTATAATGGGAGTATTAAGTACACAAGGTATAGAATTTCAATTGGTTGCGAATGATATCATTTTAGACCTATTCAAAGATGAAGATATATTATTGTCAGATAATGTTACAGGCTTATTTGATTTGGGTATTATTCCTGCCGATTTTACTCGTCAGATTACGTTACCAGGAACCAAAAAGAATAATGCTTTCTTTGAGCACGTTTATGATATTAGTGTTCAGTCTCCAGATACTTTTGCTACAAATATTAAAGTTCCTTGCTATTTAGATTTCGGTGGAGTTTATTTAGCACAAGGTTATCTTCAATTAAATAAAGTTAGTGTTTACGCAAATAAATTTATTGATTCATACGAAGTTACTATATTCGGTGCAGTATCATCTTTTGCTAGAGAAATTAATAGAAATTATTTAACTGATTTAAATTCTCTATCAGTATATAATCACACATCCTCATTTAATAATATATCTGCAAGTTGGGCTGGAGAATTATTTTCAGGCTCAATTGTATATCCATTGGCTGAATATGGACAGAAATTAAGATACACATCCGGTGACCCATTCTTTGGTATAGATGATAATGAAGGTGCTATGACAGTACAAGATTTTAAACCATCAATCAAAGCAAAATTAGTTTGGGATGCAATCTTTAATCAAGCCGGCTACACATATTCATCATCATTTATAGATAATGGTGGATTTGATGATATCTATTTGGTTTGTAATAGAGCACTTCGTTATCCACTTTATTTTGGAGTTAATTTAGAAAATTTTGGTGTAGCAACTCTTGCTCCATTCTCTGCAAGTGGACAGACTGATGTAGTTGTTCCAGAAAATACAACAACTAATTTACCTTGGTACAATATTGAGAAAGACCCTTCTGGTGTAATTGGAACTAATGTATCATATACTTTAGATGTAAGTTCTTCATTAAAAGGAATATTAACTTTAAATGTAAAATTATCTGGTTCTTTAGGTGGACCTGTTACTGAATTTATTGTTAGAGATACTGGTTCATTAACACAACAATCCCTAACAACATTAGTAAACTTTAATCAATACTTTCAGAATAATACATACGAAATGTTTGCTGAAGGTGCTAATGGACAGAATAAAATATATAAGGTAGAAACTGAATTTAGTACAGCTCAATTAGCTCCTGGTACATATTACTTTGGAATACAATGGAGAGATATATTTGCAGCACCTTATGATAACTTTACATTCACATTAGACCCCGATGGTAAGCCAGTATCAAAATTACAAATTACAAAAGTACAACAGGCAGCAGATGGTAGAATAATGGATATTCCACTAAACATGCCATTTGGAACTAACGGAATTAAACAAATTGATTTTCTTACATCATTACAAAAGAAATTTAATTTGGTAATGTATCCATCTAAAACTGTAAGAAATGAATTTATTGTAGAACCTTTTAATCAATGGTATTCAAAAGGTAGAAGATGGGATTTCAACAAATATGCAAATTTAGATGAAAAGATAGAAGTAATTCCAGCAAACAATTTAGCTGTGAACGAATTAAACTTTGGCGATTTATTAGACCAAGATTATATTTCACAACAATTCAGTAAAGAAGCAAATAGAGAATTTGGTAAAGCATACTATACTGATACAGAAAATTTCTTTTCGCAAGGAAAGTTTGAAGTAAAAACAGCAGTAGCATCTACACAATTATTACAAATAGCAGGTACAGGTGTATCTGGTTCAGTAGAAGGTATAAATCCTACACCTACTAGATTCTTAGCAGGTACTGTAAGATTAACTTCAAATGCTAATCCAATTTATGCATGTAGTTCACCGATTAATGAAGCCGTATATACCTCTGATGGTACATTGACGCAAGGTGAAACTTTATTCTATGATGAATATGGGCAATCGCCTGTAACTGGGTTTAGATGGTTTAGTACAGGACCTGGAAGCACAATAACTGAAATTGATTTTATAACCGGAGTAATAGGAACTAATAGTATTTTCTCCTGCTAAAATAAAAACATTATGAGCCAAATTATACCAATATACATACCAACTTATATCTCTGATGTAAATTATTCACCATCAAGGGTTCAACCACGTTTATTATATTATAATGGACAAGTAGATTGTGAAACATTTTATGTAAAGAATGAAAGTAATGCATCAAATCCAGTAAATCAATTTCCTTATTTTGACAATTATAGTGTAACATCTGGTTCACAATTTCCAACAACAGGTTCTAAATCATTACTATTTTTCAATGAACAACCTGTATATGGTTCATCACCTACTGCTTCTTTATATTCTGAATATTGGAGTAGTTATGTAAACCTTTTATATAACCCAAGAACTCGTTTATTGAATATGGCTGCGGTTATTCCATTAGCAGATTATATTGATATGGAGTTAAATGATATCGTGCAGTTTAGAGGAAATGATTACCATTTACGTGCTATAAACGATTATAACTTATCAACTGGTGAGTGTAATATACAACTTTTAGGACCTATATTGGACGGTTCATTAGTTATTAATCCATAAATGTTATAATACTATGATAAAGAATATAATAGACCTTTTAGTAATTAGTGATTACCACGGAGTATCAAAAGAAGTAGATTTTGCTAAAGGTAGTAGAAAAATTCCTTATACTTGGAAACAAATGAAACAATTAATAAAACGTATGTGGCATGGCCGATAATACAACAACATATAATGTAGTAGTTGAAACCGAAGTAACGGGAGCAGACCAAGTTGGACAGTTAGGTAACGAAGCTGAAGGTGCTGGTGGTAAATTTAAATCACTCAGAGGACAAATCAGAGAAACCACAGTTCAATTACAAAAACTTGCCGATGAAGGTAAATCGGGTACTGCAGAATTTGAGAAGTTAAGAGGTAAATTAGATGAGTTAAACGATGCTCAAGATAAAGTTAATTTCCAAGCCGGTCAGTTTGATGACCAGTTAGCTGCATTACCTGGTCCTATTGGACAAGTTGGTGGAGCTATTAAAGGATTCAATGAAAACTTAAATAAATTCTCATTAGGATTTAAATTAGCATTAGGAGCTGTAACTCTTATTGTTGGTGCATTTGCTGCATTTAAAGAATCATTAAGTAGAACCGAAGAAGGACAAGCTAAATTAAATAAAATCACCGAAGCATTTGAAAAGATAATGAATGGTGTGTTTGCAGTAATTGAGCCTGTTGCTATGGCATTGGCTGATTTATTAGCTGGATTATTAGAGAATGAGCAAGTAATGAAGGTACTCTCTACAACAATGGGAGTATTAGCAGGTACATTCACAGCAGTATTAAACGTTGGTAAAGCATTAGCTGGATTTGTTGTAAACAATTTGGTAAACGCTTTCAAAACTCTTATAGGTGTTGGTGAAGGTACAGGTAAAGTTCTTAAAGGAATATTCACATTTGATTTAGGTCTTATTAAAGAAGGTGTAGCACAAGTTGGTGAAACAGTTAAGAAAGGTGTAAGTAACTTTACTGATAACGTTAAGAAAACCGCAAAAGGAATTGGTGATGGTGTTGTGAGTGGTATTAAAACTGGTATGGAAACCGGTTCTAAAGCATTTAATGAAGGTAGTAAGAGATTGACTGTAGCTGAAAAGAAAGCATTGGATGAAAGAAATAAGAAAAGAGCAGAAGCGAACAAACAAAGAGTAGCTGATGAAAAGAAAGAAGCTGATGAAAGAGTAAAAGCAATTGAAGAAGCTGCTAAAATAGAAACTGAATCATATCTTTCATCATTAAGTAAGAGAGACCAAGAGATATACAAAAGGGGTGAGAAGTTAAATAAAGATTTAGAAACATTAGAAAAAGGTAGAATCGCTGCAGTTAAAGAAGCACAATTAAAAGGATTTACCGATTTCTCAGCGATTGATGACCAATATAAGAGAGCTAGAGTTAATGCACAACAGGCATATAAGAACGATGAGGCTACAATCAATAAGAACTTTGATGATGAAGAAGCTAAGAAAGCAGAAGAAAAGCAATTAAGAGAAAAAGAATTATCTCAAAAAGCATTTGATGAATTTAAGTTTTCACAAGAGAATCGTTTATTAGAATTAAATAACCGATACAATAGAGAGATTGCTTTAGTAAACGCTAAAGAACAATTATTATTATGTGCAGAAGGATTGTGTGATAAAAGTAAAGCACAAATTGTAGCGGATGCCAATGAAGAAAGAGTTGATTTAGAGAGAAAGAAGTATGAAGCCTTATTAGCACTTATTGATGAAGAAGAAAAGAAAGCATTAGAAGTTGTTGGATTAACTGAAGCACAAAAGACTAGAATTGCTTTAGATGCGGAAGCACAAAGAGCAGCGCTTAGACAATCAAGAAGAGATGATGAGATATTAGGATTTGAAAATGAATTAGCTAATCTTTCAACATCATTTGATAGAAGAAGGGAATTAATTGCAAATAAAGAAGCTGAATTATTAGCACAAGAAAATCTTACTGAAAATCAAAGAACTGCAATTAAACAAGAAGCGGCGAATGAAAGAGCTGCAATTGATATGGCAGAATTGGAAGCAAGAGCGGAAGTTCAAAATGCTTATTTAGATTTGACATCTCAATTTGGTTCATTCTTAAAAGAGATTGCTGGTAAGAATAAGAAATTAGCAATCGCTGGTATTATCATTGAACAAGCGGCATCTATTGGTAAAATTATTGCAAATACAGCAGTAGCAAATGCTAAAGCAGTAGCTGCATTTCCTGTGACAGCGGGACAACCATTCGTTACCATAAACACTATATCAGCAGCATTAGGTATAGCAAGTACAGTAGCGGGAGCGGCAAAATCAATATCACAAATCAATTCATCAGATAATAGTTCTGGTGGAGGCGGTGGCGGAGCAACATTACCAAGATCATCAAGTAGTGGTGGAATTACTCCACCAACTGCAGGAGGTCCAACAGCAGTACCTACAATATTAGGTGCAGGTGGACAAGCATCTCCTGGTTCACAAATTGCACAAACATTAAGTGGAATTACAGGACAACCAATTAGAGCATATGTTGTAAGTGGTGATGTAACTTCACAACAAGCATTAGACCGCCGTACAACAAGAGCTGCAACGTTTAGTGGTGGTACAGGTGGATAATTAAAAGTATAATTGTTAAAATACTATGGAAATACAACAAAACCAAATATTTGAATTAGTAATAGAAGATGAAAACGTAGATGAGGTCTTTGCCATTTCATTGGTAGAAGAACCTGCTATTGAATCAAACTTCGTATATTTTGATAAAGAGAAAGTACAATTTGCAGCAATAAACGAAGAAAAACGTTTGTTGATGGGACCTATATTGATACCTGATAAGAAGATATTAAGAATTGATGGTGAAGGAAAACCATATTATGTTTTCTTCAAACCTGAAACTATTAAGAGGTTATCTGAAATGTATCTCCAAAAGAAATACACAGACAAAGCAACATTAGAGCATGATAAAAAGATTAGTGGTGTACATTTGGTTGAAAGTTGGGTGGTTGAATCACGTGAGAAAGACAAATCCCGTATGTATGGCCTTACTGTACCAGTTGGTACTTGGATGGGTACTTTTAAAATTGATAATGAAGATATCTGGAACAACTATGTAAAAACAGGTGATGTAAGAGGATTTTCAATTGAAGGCCTATTCGGACACAATTTAGTAGAACAATCAGTAGTAGAATTCAGTAAAGATACCCTTATTTCTCAATTAGAAGAACAGGAAGCCCTTTTAATTCTTTCAGAGATAAAAGCTATCATAAAGAAAGATAAACGTTTTAAATCAAAGCAAAAGGTTGAAATGGAATCTTATTCTGATTATGGTAGTGGTGTAGCGAATAACGCTAAAAGAGGAATAGAATTAAATGAGAGAAATGGTAACAAATGTGCAACACCTGTTGGTAAAGTACGTGCACAACAATTAGCACAAAATAGACCTATATCAGTAGAAACTATCAAAAGAATGTACTCCTATTTGAGTAGAGCTGAAGTATATTACGACCAAGCCGATTCAAATTCGGATTGTGGATATATAAGTTTTTTATTGTGGGGTGGTAAATCCGGATTAAGTTGGAGTAGAAATAAATTAAGAGAATTAGGATTGTTAGAAGAAAGTGAAGCACAACCTTCAATATCATCAACATATCCTGGTGAACAAGCTAAAGGAAAAAAGAAATACACAAAGAAACAAACCTTACAAGCAGATTGTCCACCAGCAACGCAAGATATAGCATTGAATTTAGCAAATAGACAAAAAGCAATAGATGAAGCACATTACGGACCAGAAAATCCAAACGAAGCAAACGAAGAATATTGGAGAGCAAAAGCAGACCAATTTGAAGGAAACGTTGAAGCAGCGAAAAAAGCCCTATGTGGTAATTGCGCATTCTTTTACAGAACTCAAAAAGTTTTGGATTGCATTGCCGAAGGACTCGGAACAGAAGTAGACCCTTACGATGCAATTGAAGCAGGTGAGTTAGGTTATTGTGAAGCATTTGATTTTAAATGTGCCGCTAGTAGAACCTGCGATGCGTGGGTAGTTGGTGGACCAATTGTAGATTAATATGAATATAAATAAAGCACATAAATACATTCAGAAGTTCGCTATTGAACCTGTAACTTATAATTTCTTTATGAATAAGTTAAGAGAAAGTAGTGAGAGTAATCCTATTAATTGTTGGTACACAACCGAAGAAGGTAATAACCGAAGATATACTATGTGGTGGGATTCAGCAGCTTATGTTGGTAATCAAGCATCACTTACAAAAGAAGATAATGATATGTACAATCTTCAAGGTGATTATCCTTCAGGTGATTGGAGAACATTAGATACTTTGACTGTAAGTAGATTTAGATACGAAAATAAAACGTATATTATAAAGTAGATTTATTAACCCAATCTAATACTACATCATAAGGTATTCCCAATTTACGAGATATACCATTTACACCATATGTTTTAGAGTAGTGTTTATAATGTTTTCTGATATACGCAGCATCTTTATCTGATATAGTATCCTTCTCTTTAAATGCGGGTTTAGTTCCATACATATCATAGTATTCTTTGAAAATAGTAAATTGAGAAGCAACTCTACTAACCTGTTTAGTTATTGAGCCTCTTTCAATTCCTGTTTCTACAGATACTTCATTCAGAAACTTTCTACGATTAAAATCAAGCGAAAGACCTTTAGTCCTTACCTTTTCCATAAACACATTAGCAAATAGTTTATGTTTCTTTGTTGGAAATATTTCATCAAAGTTTTCATCAATGTATTCTAAAAATGTATTAAATACTTTTGCAGATTCTTCCATTTCTTCAACTCTATTAGATGGTATTTCTTCAACATCAAATTTATCAGAGATTGCATCTATTGATGGATTCTTTTTATGTTTAGCGTACCATTTCATATTCTCCTGAATGTAGTAATTACGAGCAGTTACCGTTAAGTAACTAAACGCTTTACCTTTACCTCTTTTAACCATTGGAAGTTTTTCTAACATAAATGTTATACAATCCATCTCCAATTCATCTGGTGGTATTTCTATGTAAGTTGGTTTAATCTTATTACGCCAAACCTGTGCTATCTTTGCAAGTGCCGGATATACTATTGAGAATAGTTTATTACGTTCTCTATCATCAGTAGATACATTGTACAAATGTACAGCTTCTTCTACATCTGAATTAAAGTAATTGTTATTTGGGTTTTTAGGTCTCGGCATCGTAACTCTTTAATATATAACAATTTCTGATTGTTAAATAATTGTATCAAAGATACGAAAAATAATTGATAAAACCAAATAATATGCCAATCAAACCAAGACCATCCGAAACTCAAGAAGAGTTTATCTCACGTTGTATCGGAGAAGAAGTTAGTGCAGGATATGAGCAATCACAAGCGGCAGCTATATGTTACTCAAAGTGGGATAGAAAAGAACTATCTAAACAAAAGTTTGGAGACCCACAAAAGAGAGTACAATCTAAATTAAACTTTGAAAAGAAGTACGAAGGAATTAATCTACAAGAGCCAGCAGAAGGATTAGAAGATAGCTGCTGGGAAGGCTACGTTGCAGTTGGGTTAAAGCCGGCTGGAGACGGTTCAGGAAGAATGGTCCCAAATTGTGTACCAATAGAAACCGAAGCAAGTAAAGTAGAAATGGAATTAGAAAAACAATGTATGTGCAATTTAGCAGAATACGATTGGGATACTTGTGTATTAGAACAAACTGATAGATATGGTTCTAAAGATATAGCAGAGAAAGTATGTGGTATGATTAAATCTAAATACGGAGCATAATGACATTTGAAGAAGAATTAAGAGCTGAATTTAATAAGTTGGATAAAGCCAAAGTATTTAAACTAATTGATGAAGTTGATGGATATATTGATGAAACTGAATCATTAACCTTATTAGAAAAAAGAATTGATAGTATTGTAAAACAGGTAAGAGTAGATAAGAGATTATCTTTTACCCAATACAAAGAAATTTATCCATTTATATTAAGTGAAAGAAAATTAAAACAAGCCACCGCTGAAAAAGATGAGTGGATTATACTTGAATAAAAATAGGATACCTGTCATAAATTGTCCATTTTTACCCTACTTCGTGTAGGGTTTTTTTATGCTATTGATTATCAACGAGTTATGAAATGTGGATAACTTGTGGATAAATACCTAAAAATTCTTGATTGACAATCAATGACTTACGTCTCAACCACTAAAAAACACCCCAAAATCGTTGGTAATTTGGGCATTTCTTCGTATATTTGGGTATATCAATTAATAAAAGGGTGGTTACCTACAACCAAAATTAAGTTATGAAAAAAACAACAAAAAACACTTTTGGTATTGAAATCCTTTCATTAGAGGAATCTATGCACAATATTAGTTGCCGATTAGATGAATTGACTGGTAACGCAATGGGTAATTCTTATCTTAAATTAGATATGGAACCAGTTGAATTAGGTAATGTAGAAAATGAATTGGAGAAATTAAATGAAAAAGTAGAAAAACTGACAGATGCAGTTGATAATATTGCAGGTGAATTGCAATCAATATCTTCAATAGCAGAAACATTGGATAATTTTTTAGGATGGTATATTCAATTTAATGAATCAAAAAAATCTAAATAATAAGTTATGATAAATTATGATAAAGTAAATATGATGTCTGATACAGATATTATTAAATGGGCAGAAGAAAAAGATAATGAATATTTTGAAGCATTGGTAGATACATACAACGGATACCATACAGGTGTAATTTGTGTTGGACCTCCGGGTGTTGGTAAATCATATGAAAGTAGATTAGTATTAGAACAAGAAGGATGTAAGAATGTGAATCTACTTAATAGTGATTATGAAAAAGATGATGATGATAATTGGCAATGTACCAAATTTGATATTGGTAATGGACCGTTAGTTCGTAAATCGGACTATGCAAATTGGGCTCTTTACGCAGATTCATATGGTAATAGGAGTAAAAAGTTTGGTGGTATTTTGGATAAACCTGGTGTAATCATAAATGATGATAATGATGATATTATGAAAGATACTATTGGTTTAGCTATTATGATGGCAATGACTGAAAGAGAAATTGTAAAGGATGTAGACTTTACTAGAGCAGAATTTAATAATGAATTGAAGAAAAGAGATATTCCATCAAAGTTTCAATCGGATGCTAAATTAGTTATTCTTACAAATTTTAAGATTATTGAAGAACCTGCTAAATGGGCTAGAAAAGAAAAAGGTTATCAAGGTAAAAAACCATCTTATATTACTAGATGGGAAGCATTGGGTAGTAGGATGGAGTATGTAGATATGGAATTAGACCATCCACGTTTGTTAAGAGTTTATGTTGAGAATAAATTACAAAAACATCAGATATTACAAAATGATCCTGTATTATTTGAGAGATATGGTAGAGGTGCAAAAGATAGTGAAGTAAATAAAGTAATCAAATGGTTAAGAGAAAACCAATTAAAATTAAAACAAAATTTAGATTTACGTTTAGCACAAGATGTTGCAAGTTGGATGATTAGATATCCAAAAGAATGGCAAATCAAATGTAAACGTTATGTAAATACATTCTAATATGAGTAAATACAAAATAGATTACAAAGGGTGGAGTGATGAAGCTTCACCCATTAAATCAGATGTTAATATAAAATCATCGCATAGTAAATTAGTTGCAAATTCTTTAATTGCAGAACGAAATAAAGACAAAAAATTTAGAGAAAAAGTTTCAAAAGGTCTTAAAAAACATTTTGGTACATTGGAAGAAAGATTTTTTAATTATGTAAAAAAGGAAAAAAATGGATGTTGGGTTTGTTCTAAAAAAACTATAATGCATGACGGCACTGAATATAAACCAAAAGAAGTAAGTTTAAAATTACATAATATAAAACAAACAGCTGAATGTATTACTACAAAATGTGGTAATATAAAATGTGTTAATCCTAAACATCTTATTTGTGTATCAAGAGAAGACACTGCATTACTGACTATAAAGAATAGAAAAAATATTAGTAGAGGTAATGGACATCCAAGTAAATTATCAGTATCGGACGTTAGTAACATTAAAAAAATGTATAATAAGTTATTAAAAGAAAGGAATGGAAAACATAAAGGTATTGCAACTATTATACATAAAAACTATTCTGATGTTACTTTATCCGCTATTTGTCAAATTATAAAACAAATAAATTTGGTAGATTCAAAATAATTTAGTATCTTTACAATGTTTTAATAGCCGTTTTATCCTACATAAATGGGAAAGTCCTAAAAAAACTTTCCCAATTTTATGGAATCTTGAAAAACGGATATTTAATAATATAAAACTTAAATGGCATTAAAAACAAATTTAAACTTTAAAAGGAACTGGTCTTTAAACAACCTATATGTTGTAATGTATAGGATATACGGAGCTGTGGTATCTACCAAATAGGTAGTAGATGAGCTTCAGACCAAAAATGGTATGAGTGATAATATGTTAGTGGAGTTGATTGAGGTTCTGTCAGACACTCTTTACTCAATCGGTAATGATACTAATGTAAAAGACTTGATACTGAATATTGAAAAATCACGAAAGAGTGGTCTGTCTAAAACAAATTAATATGTTATGAATTATCAAGATTTATTTGAAAATTATTTGATGAATAAAAATGAAAACAAAGAGCAAATCCAAACTCCTATTTCATCTTCTATTCAATCATTAGAACCTGTTAAAATGTTAGGTAAGAGTGGAATATCAGAAGAAGAATTTGATATAATGTTTGCAGAAATTATAAAAGAAAAAATATGATACAAGTACAAAAAGAAAGAGATAGAGTATTCATTACATTAACTTCTCAATTAGATAGAGAGGATGTAACACAATTGATTGAGGATTTAAATCAATGGTTAGAAGATACAGTAGAAGTTCCAACATTCAAAGGAATATCAGAAGATAAAGTAAGAGAAGCTTTTAAATCTGAAAGTAGACTTGATAAAGTTAATTCGGATTTACAATTTCATAATAAAGAACACAAAGAAGCATATGAGCAAGCGCAATCTAAAAGAAAGTTAGAAGAACAACTCCGCAGATGCTTTGTTGATGTTTTAGATAGTGAATATATTCAGAAAGAATTAACATTATATCAGTTAGACCCAATTAATAAAGAAGTTATTACAAAAACAAAAAAGTTAAAAGATGAAAGAAAAAAGTAAGCAATATAATTTGGAAGAACTTCTAAAGAAATCTCCAATGGATATTACGCATGATGAGATGATGTTTGTATTAGAGAATATGGATATTGAATCTATTACAGCAGCAGCGATGGAGAAACAAAATTTACAAATCAAAAAGAGTGAGGAAGATTAATAAATTTATATATACGATTGTTAAGATATTGCTGGGTAATTTATTTTATTCTAATGCCATTGACTATATATTCTCCTACCCAGCATTTATTTATCCTTATATAAATCGGAGCTTGGTTTCTACCAGGCTCCCTTTTTATGTCTAAAATTTAATTTCATTATATTTATTAATACACTAAACTACTAAACAATGGCAAAAAGAAAAGAACAAATCATAGAGTTAAGACCGATACGATACAATAATCGTTATTGGATTTCAGATTTAGGAAAGGTTTATTATAATACTAAATGTTGGAGAAACCCAAAAGCTGAATTAAAAGAATTAGTACCTTCATATAATCCATCAGGTTATCTTTACTACAAACTTTCAGTTGGTAAATGTAAATACGATTATGTAAGAGGGCATAGATGTGTGTGGGAAGCATTCAATGGTAAGATACCTAAAGGATTGGAGATTGACCACATAGACCACGATAAACACAACAATACACTTTCTAATTTAAGATTGGTAACTCATTCAGAAAATTGTTTAAATAAAAAGAAATAATGAAAGTAAATAAATTAATAAGTAAGAATCAAGACGATAATTGGTTTCATAGAATAACAAATGAATGTATCAATGATTATCCTATTTCACAAGTGGATATAGATGCAGATGAATTAGTATTAGATATCGGTTGTAATGTTGGTGGATTTACTGAAGCATATAAAAATCGTTTTAATAACATTTTAGCAATAGATGCATCTTCATACAATATAGAGCAGTATCAAAGTAGACATCATTATCCAACTTTACACAAAGCAGTATGGAGTGTAGATGGTGAGATAGTAAGATTAAAGAAACTAATGTATAAAGATTCGGACACTAATTCAGGTAATTTTAGTGTAATGGAGCATCAATGGGAAGAAGATTGGGGATGGATTGGTGATGAATACGAAGAAGTAGAAACAATAAGTTTAGAAACAATTATCAAAGCGTATGATGAAATTGGATTACTAAAATTAGATGTAGAAGGTGCAGAAGTAGAATTCCTTTTAGGTAAAGACCTATCAAAGATAAAATGGATTACAATGGAACTACATAACTTTTTAGGTGGTGTGAAACAAAAACAATTGATGACACACATAGAACAAACACATACAGAAGTATTTACAACAGGTAACGGTAACGAATCACATTATACAAAATTATGGAAAAGGAATTAAAAGAACATTTAATAACAATAGCAGCAAATGAAACAAATAAAGACCTTCAATTTGGAATGCTATTAATGATAACTCATATGGAAGCATATCTAACTGGCGAGTATATTACGTTTAGTGAAATATGTACTCAAATGTACCAAAAACAACAAGAATTATGTTTAAAATAATTAGATTAGGTGATTGGGTTGAAGCTCTAATTCACGTAATAACATTCGGATTCGGAACAAGAATCGCGCTATTTGTGTCAAAGCTAATTTTTAACTCCGATTCATGTGGATGTTGTGAGAGAAAGCAATGGCTCAATCGCCTAACTAATAAAGATTATGATGGAGAGTGTAACGGAATTAAATTTTAATAATATGGATGTATCACCATTAACACAAGAAGATTTTGATAGATTAAAAAAGGAATTGGAAGGAATTAAAGCATTTCTACCGGAACACCTTATGGGACCATTTTGGATTTGGTGTAATCTTATCAGAGGTAGAAAAGAGAATCAACCATGCAGTTGTAAAACATCCGCAAGACATTGGGGAGCGTGTGTAGAAGAATTAAGAAAATTTGTAAAAGAAAGAAGTGAATAAAGTACAATCCGAAAATAATAAGAGATTAGAAACACTTTACAAACAATCACACAATTGGTTGATAGCAGTGGCATACAATCTATGTAAGGATAAAGAAGTAGCAGAAGAATTAGTTGGTGAACTTTATTTGTATTTAGCAGAGAAGTGTAACCCATCACTTTGGTATTTGAATTCATTTAACCTTATGTACGCACACTCATTCATTCGTTCACGCTTTTTTAACAAAACTAAATCGGACAAAAGAAAGACTGGATTGAGTGATGATTATGATGAAGTAGAAAAGGAATATGATACTGATACAGATGAAAGATTAGAAGAAGCATATAATCAGATAGTAGCAGAGTTAAAGAATATGGAAAGAACGAGAGCATGGGCTAGTTCTAAACTATATCAACTATATGCATTTGATAAGGATATGACATTAGAGAAGTTAGCATCCAATATAGGAATATCAAAGAGTACAGCGTTCCTACAAACAAAGAAAGCTAAGTTACACCTACGAGCTACAATTAAGAATCCATTTAAACACCCACCAGATTAACAGAAACACCCCAAATTTCACACATCTACTACAAAGCTTAGTAAGTGTGTTAAAATTATATAGAATCAATTAAATAATGGCAAAATTCCATTAAAACATATTATGGCAAAGTTTGAAGCAGGACATAAATTAAGTAAAGGCCGTCCAAAAGGAGCAGTCAATCGTTCAACCGAAATGATGAAGGTATCAATTGCACGTGCAACCAATAGAGTGTTGGATGAATTACCAAAGATATTGGATGAGATGATTAAGAAAGACCCAAAGGGAGCAGTGGATATCGCATTGAAGATGTTAGAGTTCCACATGCCGAAAATGAGTAGAGTAGAAATGAAAGCAGAAGTAGAACAAAGAATACAGCAGATATCAGTAAACATAACACAAAAGAGTATAGATGAACCTGGAAGTTAATACCACAATCACATACCAACACCAAAACGATTCACCTAGTAGAATAACAATTCACTATGGTGGAACGAGAAGTGGAAAGACATATGCTTTAATTCAATGGATTATTGTAAAGTGTTTAGAAGGTAAAGAAGATGTGACAATAGTAAGAAAGACGATACCATCCCTAAAACGTACATTAATAAAAGATTTTAAGGATATAATGATTGAGATGGGTATATGGAATGAAAATGATTTTAATATATCAGATAGAATATACAAGTTCTATACTGAATCAGAAATTAAGTTTGTAAGTACTGACGATCCTGATAAATTGAGAGGATTAAAGAGTAGTATCTTATGGTTAGATGAAGCGAATGAAATAGATGAGGAATCATTTTTTCAATTACAAATACGTTGTACAGGCCCTATCATTCTAAGTCTGAATCCAACAATCTCGCCGCATCATTGGATAAGAGGATTAGAAAATACTACACAATACTTTACCACATTCCGTCAAAATCCATATCTTAATAAAGAATTAGAAGATGCCATCAAAGCATTGGAAAGAACTAACCCTAAAGCATGGAGAACGTATGGATTAGGTGAGTTCGTACAAAATGATAAAGCAGTATTCCAATTCAATGTAGTAGATTGGATGCCGGATGATGCAGAGTTTCTTTGTATAGGAATAGATTTTGGATTTAGTAATGACCCAACTGCTATTGTATCAATATTCAAAAAGGATAGAGAAATCTATTTGGTTGAGAATTGTTATGAAAGAGGATTGGTAACAAACGATATTGCATCTAAACTACGCCAAATAGTTGGAGATAATCGTTGGGAAATCTTTGCAGATAGTGCAGAACCTCGTTTGATAGAAGAATTATACCGAATGGGATTCAATATAAGACCTGTAATAAAAGGAAAGGATAGTATTAACTTTGGAATACAAGTACTACAAAACTATTCTATAAACATTCCTAAAGCATGTCAGAATTTAGTTAATGAATTCTATGGATATGAATGGGAAACTGATAGGTTCGGTAGACAACAAGATAGACCGGTTGATTTTAACAATCACCTTATTGATGCAGCCCGTTATGGTGCTATGATGAGATTATCACAAGTAGCAACTGCAAAAGGAAAATATGTAATTAGAGTACGATAAAATAAATAATATGAGTGAAGAATTAGATTTAGACAACTTAACAAAAATAGATTTTATAGAAATGGCAAAGTGGTGTCATCATTTAGAATCAGAAAACCGATTATTGATAGAACAATTAAGAGAAGCAAAAGCAGCAGTATTAGCAACTGTACAACAAAGAAATTCATTACATGCCAAACTACAAAACTTAATATCGGAGAGAATAAACACAATTGATGTATCAGCAATACAAACTGAAATTGTATCAAATGTAGATTTTACAAACCCTGAAATGTATGCAGTACCAGAAGGTAAGGTATCAATAATAGAAAAAGCAGATAGAATATGAAAAAAGAAATAAAAGTAGAAGTACCACAAAGTTGGAAAGCAGTAACATTAGAAGATTATTTAAAACTGCGTAAGGATATGGAAACGTATAAGGATGATGATGAAGCACTTACTGCTTGTCTATTCCATCACCTATGCCATTTTCCATTAGAGTATCTACAACAAATGGATATCAACACTTACATAGCAATAAAGGCTGATGTTTTAAAATTCTTTAACAATACAAACTATCCATTACAAAGATTCATCACAATAGATGGAGTTAAATACGGCTTTGAACCAAATCTATCAGAGATGGCGTACGGTGCTTATGTGGATATTTCAAAGTATGAGAACGTTGCTATTGATGATAAATGGGCTGAGATTATGAGTATCTTATATAGACCTGTTGTAAAGGAATCAGGTGCATTATATGATATAGAAGCATACACAGGTAAAATATATCCTGAAAAGTTTAAGAATATTACAATGGATATACACTTCGGCACACTTTTTTTTTTGAGCAATTTATTAAAGGACTTATTGAACGCTACCCAGAAATCTTTGATGGAGGAATTAGCGGGGATGGACTTGCAGCCGAAGCTCAAGCAAATTTTGCTAGAAAATGGAAATCTTATTCATCAATTATCCAACTTGCACAAGGAGATATCACCAAAATAGATGAAGTAGTATTACAACCATTGGAGAAATGTTTATTATATCTAGCATACGAAGCAGATAAATACCAAGTTGAAGAATTGGTACACAAAGCTGCGATGAGGAAAGCTGGAGTTAAGTAATCTCATACTTTTGTTTTATTAATTGTTAAATCAATAAACAATCCTATGAAAGTGAAAACATCATACGTTCCTAAACCAAAATTTGAAGCAACTCCATCGTTGAGTTCTCCAAGAAAAGGAAGTAGAATGGGCTGTTTATGTAGAAATAAAAATACATACTCAACTAAATGTTGTGACAAAACAATTGGTGCACAGGGCATAGGACTAATCTATAAAAATCCATAACATGCCAACACCATCGTACAATTCAAATCAAAGAAAGAATACAGGTGTTTACTTTGGACCAACCAGAGGTAAAGCAACCGGAAGAAACAAACGTAGAGGATGTCTATGTGTTGATACTGATATTTACTCAACTGAATGTTGTGAAGGTGCATTGATTAACCAAACTATTGGACAAACGCAATCGGCTTTCAATAATCGTAGAGGTGCATTCAGTAATGGTTTCAGTAATGGATTTGATGTAGGTCAGATATAAACATATAAATATATAAATATATACAACGATGTCTCAATTAAATAAAACGCAATTAGAGCAAGTAAACCAAACTAACTTCCCTAATAATACGGTACAATTCATTACTCCACAAAAGTTGAGAGAAATGAATACTGATATTATTGACAGTATGGTTGATGAAATCAGTTATAATGTAGATTCTGCTTCATTCTCATCTTCAATTGATAACTTACAAGACCAAATCAATACGTTGGTTGTAAGTGGTAGTGGTATTTTCATACAAAACGAAGGTACACTATTAGGTATTGCAACTGATTTGGATTTTGTTGGAGATGCAGTGAATACAACCTTAATGGGTTCATCTGCAAAGATTAGTATTCAAGCAGTAACAACTTCTTCATTCAATCAGTACACTCAATCAAATGATAGTAAAGTAAATTCATTGATAAGTAAAACTGGTTCATTTGCTACAACTGGTTCAAATACATTTGTTGGAAGCCAAATTGTAAATGGTTCAATAACTGCATCAGTTGGTTTGAAAGTTACCGAAATTACAAATAATGGAACACCGATATCAATAGAAAGTGATACAAATGTAAATGGTGACCTTGCAATTGCGGACATACTATATGTAAATCATATTGAAGAAGAATCTAATAATGCTGGTATAATATACAAAGCAGGTACACCTGGTCATATGTTTACAGGTAGTATTAACGTTTCTGGTTCTTTAAAAGTAAATAATTCATTTACAGCTTCTTTAAGAGAAGGATATGCGTGGATTGGTGGTGTAGGTAACGTTTCTAATTTAGTTGCTACATCTTCGTTTATTGCAATTGGTACATCAGGTACTTCTGGTAAAGATGGTACATCTGGTACAGCCGGCTCATCAGGTACATCTGGAGTGAGCGGTACATCTGGTATTTCTGGAAGTTCAGGCACATCCGGTGAAAGTGGCACATCAGGTAGTTCAGGAAGTAGTGGTGTAAGTGGTACATCAGGAAGTTCAGGAAGTAGTGGTACTTCGGGTTCTTCTGGTGTAAGTGGCAGTTCTGGTACATCTGGAGTGAGTGGTACATCGGGAAGTTCCGGTTCATCTGGTTCATCAGGAGTTAGTGGCACATCAGGTACTTCAGGTAGTTCAGGAAGTAGTGGTGTAAGTGGCACTTCTGGAACATCAGGTAGTTCTGGTAGTTCAGGTATTAGTGGCACATCGGGAAGTTCTGGTTCATCAGGTACTTCTGGAGAGAGTGGAACATCAGGTAGTTCCGGTAAAGATGGTACGAATGGATTAAATGGTTCAAACGGTACCTCTGGTATAAGTGGCACAAATGGTACTGCAGGTACATCGGGTACTTCTGGTTTTAATGGACAAGCAAGTGGTAGAGTATATTACTTTAATGGTAGTATTACAGGCTCAGTATCTTCTTCAGTTTATAGACAATTGGGAGTTGAACCTGGTAACACAGTAACACCATATATTGTATCACAATCGCTTTCAGGTTCAGGCCAACCTCAATTATTAGCAAGTTATATAACCGAACCTTTAGGATTTACAACAATACCTGGTGGATTGCAGACATTCTATATGGAGTTCTTAAAACCTGCAGCAAATGATATAATCCAAGCACAAGTAGGATTGCAATTGGCTGATGTAAATGGTAACCCATCTGGTTCACTTTTAACTTCATCTTTATTCCCAGTACTTTTTAATGATGATACATTCCCTTCACAAACAAGAATAGATACCGTATTCCCATCAACACTTATCAATTCATCTTCAAGAATGATTGTAACTGTTTACGCTAGAAACGAAACAGCTTCAGCAAAAGAAATCCAATTTTGGACAGAAGATGCATACTTCTCTTATGTAGTGACATCAGTAGGATTAGAGAACGGAACTTCAGGCACTTCAGGTACTTCAGGAACTTCTGGACAAAATGGAACATCTGGACAAAATGGAACTAATGGTACGAGTGGTACATCAGGATTTTCAATAGATAGTGGCTCATTCGTAACCACATCATCGTTTAATAACTTTACTTCATCAGTTGTATTAAATTCACAAACTGCTTCAATGACTGTACTATCTGCATCCTTTGCAAGTACATCATCTTTAGCAAGAACAGCAACAACTGCAAGTTTCGCTCTTACATCTTCAATAGCTGTAAGTTCATCATTCGCAACTACATCAACTTCTGCTTCAGTAGCAGTAAGTTCATCAGTTGCCACATCAGCAAGTTTTGCAACATCTGCATCATTCGCAACAACAGCTTCATTCTTAAGTGGCAGTGTAGCTAGTGCATCATTTGCAACATCTGCATCTTTTGCAAGTACGGCATCTTTCTTTAGTGGAAGTGTAACTAGTGCATCATTCGCTACAACTGCGAGTTTTGCAACTACTGCTGGAACAGCCTCATTCTTTAGTGGAAGTGTGGCAAGTGCATCGTTTGCAACTTCAGCTAGTTTTGCAGCAACTGCTTCATTCTTTAGTGGAAGTGTATCTCAATCAATAAGTTCTTCATTCGCAACAACTGCTTCATTTGCAACCACAGCGGCAACTGCTTCATTTGCATTAAATGCGGCATCGTTCCCATTCACTGGTTCAGCTCAAATAACTGGCTCTTTAGGTGTGACTGGTTCTATAAATGTACAAAGTAGTAGTTTAGCAGGAACATTTAGCGGAAGTGTAATTACAAATTTAGGTGACATATATACTACCGTAGCAGCGGCAACAAAGATAGTAACAATAGATTCATCTTCATATGGTACTTTATTATCCAGTGGAACTGCTGACGCTAACACACTTTATTTCATAAGCGGAAGTACAACAATAGTACCTTCTGCATCATTCGCAACAACTGCTTCATTTGCAACTACGGCGGCAACTGCTTCATTCTTTAGTGGAAGTGTAGCTAGTGCATCCTTTGCTACATCGGCAAGTTTTGCAGCAACTGCTTCATTCTTTAGTGGAAGTGTATCTCAATCAATAAGTTCATCATTTGCAACAACTGCTTCATTTGCAATAACTGCATCTTACGCACTTAATGCGGCAAGTGCAGCATCATTCCCATTCTCTGGTTCAGCGAGAATTACTGGTTCATTGGATGTGACTGGTTCGGTGAATGTATCTGGTAGTTATTTAATTACTTCACAATCATTTACTGGTTCATTAATAGATAACGTATCTCCAACAACTACAAACGTAGCACCGGTAAGACACGTAATATCAATAACATCAGCATCTTACGCAGCATTAGTAACAAAAGACCCTAATACATTATATGTAATATCTGGTTCGGCTATCACCGGTAGTGGTGGTGGAACTAGTGCTGGATTCCCATTCACCGGTTCTGCTGTAATTACTGGTTCATTAATTGTGACTGGTTCTAGTAGAGGTAACGTTGTATCAATGAGTATTGCTTCATCAACCGCTTCATTGGATATGGATGCAGGAAACTACTTTACTTGTTTAGCTAGTGGAAACTTCTTTGTAAACGTAACCAATTTAAGACCTGGCGATACTGCAAACTTAGTATTAACAACTGTGGGTATAGCAACTGCATCATTCAGTACAAACGTAAAACAACCATCTGGTTCACTTTATAGACCAACATCTGGAAGTAACAATGTGGATGTACTATCTTTTGTAAGTGTAGATGCATCAAATGTGTATTTAGTATCAGCTAAAAAATTCGTATAATATGTTCATACCAATAGTAAATTTTGAACAACCACCGGTAACTGACGGGTTAATAAGATTTTATGACCCACAAGTTGAAATGAGTACGGGCTCTTTATTAGAGATGTCTGGTAGAGCCGCAGCTAGTGGCAGTGGTGGTGGTTACACAATCACAACAACTGTTCCGGCATATGTAACGTTTACAAATAATAGAACTAATAGATTTACAACACCAGCATCAACTGATTTAGATTGGGTAGATGGAACTGTTGTTGCATGGGTATATCTTAATGGAACTTCTGCTATAAATTATTGTTGGATAAATCAAAGAAGTTCGGTAGGAAGTTTAACAACAAGATATTCATTACATGCAAATCCATCAGCAAATACTCTTGGTATTTATAATGGTTCTGCGTTTAATACTGTAAGTACTACAATAGATAATGGAATTTGGTATTGTTTAGCCGCACAATTGAGTACAACATTAAATGCAACATTTTATGTAAATGGAGTATCAGTTGGTAATCCAGGAGGTACTTCAACAATATCATCAGGAGCTACAACTAGAGCATTTGAATTCGGTAATTCAGACCCTTCTTTTATAAATGAAGCATGGGATGGAAGAATTGGACAAGTATGGAATTATAGTAGAAGATTATTACCACAAGAAATTTATCAAATCTATCAATCAACAAGAGATAGATACGGATTATTTATATAAAAGAAAAATATGCCAGAAGTATCACAACAATTATTTTTAGGAACTGACCAAGTTTTCGCATTCTATGATAATAAATGGAGTGGAATTAATTCTTATAACCAATCAACGAGTGTAATAACTGACCAATTAGTTTTAAGATTAGATTGTACTGAAACAACATCATATCCAGGTAGTGGAAGTAAATGGAATGATATAAGTGGAAATGGAAATGTGGCATCAATAACTGGTTCACTTTCATTTGCATCTTCATCATTAGTATTTAATAATAATACATCTAATTTTATTCAAATGCCACACTCATCAACATATTCAGTATTTGATGGTGATTTCACAATTGACCATTGGATTACAGTTGATGCATTTGTGACTGTAGCTGTAAATGATATTATCGGATTTTATTTTAAAGGTAGTACAAACGTAGAAGCTAATCCTGGTTTTGGTGCAAGAATGGATAGAAATACCAATGCAGCAAATTTTGGAAAGGGATTCTTTTTAGGAAATGGTACATCCACACCAACATTTGATTATTTTACAAATGATAATGCGAGTATGGTTGCGAGAAAATGGTACAATATTCAAATTGTTAGAAGCGGAAGTACTGTAAAACTTTATTCAAATACGGTAGAAAAACAATCCGGTTCTCCTTTCTCTGGTAACTTTAATAATACCCAACCTCTTACGATTGGTAAATATAATAACGCATCATATGGACCGTGGGAAGGAAAGATTGGTACATTCTTAATTTATGATAAAGCATTAAGTACAACCGAACTAACACAGAATTACAATTATTACTCAACTAAATTCTTATAATATGCCAACATACTTAGGAAATCAACTATATTCAGATATAAGATTAGGAACACAACGAATTAATGATATTGGTGTGTCTAAATTCCCATTAGCAATTGATTGGTTATTAGTTGGTGGCGGTGGTGGCGGTGGAATTAGTAATGATGCCGGAACTGATAGAGGTGGTGGCGGTGGAGCTGGTAGATTTGTTTCATCTTCTTTGATATTACTTCCTTCTACTTCTTCTATGTCAATTACAATTGGTAGTGGTGGTCCTGGTAGAAATACAAATGATGGTGCTGGTTCAGGTACTAATGGTGGAGAATCATCCTTAATAATTAGTGGAGTAACATATACAGCACCAGGCGGTGGAGCCGGTGGTGGTGAATCTAATAATGGTAATGATGGAGGCTCTGGTGGTGGTGGAGGTTCAAATGGAGATAGAGCAGGTGGTAACGCTGTAGCAGGTTCTCCAATTGCTGGATTTGGTAATAATGGTGGTAGTGGAGCTGGAAGTACAGGTGGTTCTGGTGGTGGAGCAGGTGGTACACCAACTGGATTAGCATGGGTTGATGGTGTTACTTATTGTCAAGGTGGCATAGGACAGAATGGAGCAAACGCTACTTTATTTGGAAGTGGTGGCGGTGGTAACACAGGATTAGCTAATGGTGGTAATGGTAGTGCTGGTATTGTTATAATAAGATATCCAGGAATACCAGTAGCAAGTGGTGGAACAATAACACAAAGTGGTGGATACACATATCATACATTCACAACTGCTGGAACATTCAGTTATTAATGAATAAAAAAGAATTTACAATTGTTAAATAATAAAATAAACTCAATATGAAATTAGAAACTCAAAATTCGTATATTACTAACCCACAATTCGTTGGTGGTGTAGCAGTAATTCCAATTTCAGGTTCAGCATTTGCATCAGCTTCAGGAAATACTCCGCAATGGGGATTTAACGCTGGTGGATTATATGTTGGTGCTACTGGTGACTTAGTTGTAAAGACCTACGATGGTTCAGTATTAAACTTTGTTTCTGCTAGCGGATTTATACCTGGTATTGTTTGTGCAGTATCTGCATCTTCAACAGCTTTAGGAATTATTGCATTAAGATAAAAAAGAATGTTAAATACAAATCTCAATATAAACCTTTTTGGTAAACAAATTACTCGCTTTAGCGATAATAGAAACAATTGGTATTGGAATTTTGATAACGATGAAGTAGTTTTTGCTACTACTGAATTACCAACTCAATCATTTGCTTCTTTTAGTTTGAATACTACAAATTCGGATGTCTATAATATAAACGTTGATTCTAATGGTTATTTTCTAGCACCTCCGTTTCAACCCGTAACTGCTTCTATAACAGGAAGTGGTGTATGGCCAACAACTGGCTCATTTACAATGTCCCTTTTTGTTTATGGTCAACAAACTTCTCCATTACCGCCTCTTACTTATTATGCAGAAGCAACAGCATCTGAAGCTGAAGGTAATATAGCATCGGTGAGTGGAAGTATAGTTGAATTGAAATTTTTAAGTAATCAAAAAGTAATCTACATAGCTAGTGCTTCATTGATTCACAGAAAAGGAAATTTATTTAATCCTCCTATTAATTGGAAAAACGTATGGATTAATAAACAACCATCTGGTTCAGGACAATTTACATTTAATGCAGTTAAGAACGCAAATGTATTTGAAGTTTCTGGTTCTAACACAGCATTAAATCAAAGTGGAAGTTTTAATAATGAATATTCATTTAGTGTAACTTCATCATTAACTGGTTCAGTTGTATATGATGATTGGTACTATGCACAAACAACAATGTCATTATCAATACCTGAAGTTGGGATTAGCAGACAATTATTCTTTACTGGTTCAGTATCTGGAATATTAACTGCTTCATTTACAGCTTCAACTGATACTCCATACACAATTACATCTTCAGTAGAATCCAAATACATTGACCCAATTTATATAGAATCTTATATCATTGGTGGCGGTGGTGGCGGTGCTGCAGGTGGTGTTACTGGTGGTGATACAAAAACTGTGTTATCACAAGGAGCCGGTGGTGGTGCTGGTAGTTGGAAAGAAGTACAATTTTTTGTAAGACCTAATCAATATTATACAGCTTCTGCGGGTATTGCTGGAACTGCGGGTATTCCTGTATCTGGTAGTATAAATGGTAACAATGGTACAACATCATCATTATCATATTTTACATCTATATCTTCATCAGCAACAATAAATGCACCTGGTGGATTTGGTGGTAATGGTATCACCGGTAAAGGTGGACAAAGTGGTGATGGTTTTGCCGGTGGTAATGGATTGATTGCAAATGCATCATCTTCACTACCTGTTCCAAGAGGCGGTGGTGGTGGTGGTAGTGCTGGTACTGGAAGTAACGCTAACCTTTCATATGGTGGTAACGGTGGCGCTGGATTAGGCGGTGGTGGTGGATTATGGAATGAAACTACAAATTGGGCTGAAGGATTTTCATTTGGTATCGGTGCACCTTCTTTAAGTGGAAGTGTTGTTTCTGGTAGTGGTGGAAATGGTGGTTACACATTTGCGACTCCTCCAAACCCAACTGTAAACTATGCGGGTTCTGATGCAACTGCTTATGGCGGAGGCGGAGGTGGTGGATGGGGTGCATCATCTGGTGCAACTGCAGGTGGTAAAGGTGGTGATGGTGTTATTGTATTAAAATACCAAGCTACATCATCTTTATTAACATTCAACTCAACAGCATATCATACTCAAATTAGAGATGGATATGTTTATCACTATATAACAGGAAGTAATGTAGGATTTGCTTACATTGGCGTACCTAACTAAAAAAATTACTATAATCAAAAACATAATTGTTAAATAACTAAATACAAAAACTATGAACGCAACAGAAGTATTAAAGAAGATTCTAACTACCTTAGCTTTAGTTAAGGACGGAGTAGAACTTACTTACGCAAAACTAGCTGATGGTACAATATTAGAATCTCCAACATTTGATTTGGGCGAGAAAGTTGAAGTTGTATCTGAAGATGGTACTAAATCTCCAGCACCAGACGGTGAACACGAGGTAGTACTAAAAGATTCTGAAGGAAACGATGTAAGAATCAAAGTAGAAACAAAGGATGGTATTATTACTGAAAGAGAAAACGTTGAAGTAGAAACTCCAGCGGAAGATGAAGCAGTAGAAATGGAAAGCATTGCCGGTGGTGACATGGGTGATGACGAAGAAGTTGATACTGAAGAAACAGCTAATCCAATACCTGAAGATGAAGATTCAGAAGATATGAAAAAAGTAGTTGAGAAATTACAATATCGTATTGATGAATTAGAAAAGAAATACAATGAAATGGTAGCTGTTAAAGAAGAAACTATTTCAGAAGGTAAGAAAGCTGAGAAAGTTGAAACTGCACCAATCCCTGGTGACCCAACTAAAGTAAACACAATTGAAAACTTAGCAGCGGTAGACCCAACTGAAGAAGTTGAGGAAGAAGAATTACCAAAATTAGATGGTGCACCAATTGATGAGAATGCACAAAAAATCCAAAACGGAGTTAAATTAGGTAAGAATGGTAAAGTGGTAAATACACAATCATCTTTCTTATCAAGACTATATAAATAATTAAAAAAATCATTTAAAAATGAGAAAACAACAAAACTTTCAACAACCGATTTTCACTCAGAACACATATGCTGGTGAATTCGCAGGGAAGTACATTGCAGCAGCGTTGTTATCAGCTAAAACATTGGACAACCAATACATCACAATCATGCCGAATGTGAAGTATAAGAGTGTAATCCAATCAGTTGCAGTTGATTCAATCGTGAACGATGCATCTTGTAACTTCACTACTTCTGGTACTGTGGCTCTTTCTGAAAGAATCCTTGAACCAAAAGAACTTCAAGTTAACCTTGAATTATGTAAGCAAGAGTTCGTAGATTCTTGGGAAGCTTTACAATTGGGCTATAGCGCATTTGATGAGATTCCAAAAGATTTCAACGATTTCTTAATCTCTTATGTTGGTGGTAAAGTAGCACAAGCTACCGAAGAATCAATTTGGAGAGGTACTGCAGCAACTAATGGACAATTCCAAGGTATCTATACCGCATTGTCTTCTTCAGTTGTAGCAGGTGGAGCAACTGCTCCTGTAACATCTTCTGTTTCAGGTTCTATCACTTCTGCAAACGTATTAACTGCGTTAAATGCA